AAATTCATTTAATCATTCCTTTCTATGTACACAGTATGATTCACATTGATTCCATCGTCACCCATTAGCATGCTTCCCAGGAACGACGCGGCAGAAGCAGCGCAGGCTAACAGAAAGCCGGTGACAAAAGAATCGTCAAAAGTAATTAGTTGAGTATAGTCCTTTACGGACCATAAAAATAGGCCAACCCAGAAGCCGGTGCACATTGGGCACCTAAGCAATTGCCCTAACTTTCCGGACTTTGGGCGGATCGGGTCGAAGATTTTTCCGTATACGAGGATTTGCGTAAGGCCATACGAAATAAGACAAAACCAAATAAAGTTCACTAGTCCTCACTTTCGTTTTCTCGAATAAGCGAGTAGTTGTACTGAAAGCCGTATGGTCCGATTTGCTTATGCATCGATCCCTTTCTATCCGACTGTGGCACATCACCAAGTTCGGTCGAGTCCTCATCGGAAGGTCTCAATAAAGAATCCAATCGATCATCATCAAATTCAGCTGCAGTTTTGAAGTATGGCCTCTCTCCAGTGAGATACTCATTCAAGGTGTATAAAAATGCCTGCATCGCGTCGACGCCTGGGATTTTAGACTCCAGAACTTCTGCTTCCATGGATCCATAAACGTTTCCGCCTTTGATGCTAGAGTGTGTAACTATGCCCTTTCTCGCGAGGAATGAAAACATCCTATCCTGCGCGGCGTAGACTTTGTCGCTCATCCTCTCCTTTGGGAAGGCCACGCATTTATTCTTCTCTTCGAGATATACAATGTCGATGTCTTCGTGATCCAAGATAAGGATGTTACCATCCAAGGTTCTTCGAGCCTTTATCTTCACCCTAGGGTGCATTTCAATTTTTGCTTTAATTGCCATTTTCTTCTAAATCTTCCAATAATTGTTGCGCATTTAGAACAATCTCAAGAGTGCGAGTATCGATCTCTGTATTTCTTGTCTGATCTAACACACCATAAACCTGATCCAGTTTTTCAATGAGGACTTCGTCAGAAGAAATACTCTTCATTTTCTTAGCATCTTCAAGTGAAGTCTTAAGTCTGCCGATTTCTTCGTTCAAATAAACCTTGAACTCTAATCCGTTATCAGCAAATGAAGAGATGTAATTACCCAGTAGGTTTTTTTGATTCTCATTCAGTGCATTTGTATATTCATTGTTAAATTGACTGACGAACGTCTTGTAAGTCAAAGAGTCAATTGGCTGCTGATCTTGGGATCTCGCCTCCACGGAGGATGACATTTGGTCCACAATGTTCTCCTCAAGTAAAACTCTGTCCTTGACTGGTAGGGTCTCTTGGAAAATAGAGTAAACGGAAGCAATTGTTTTGTAGTTAGGTACGAAGTTTCCGTAAACTTTACTAGAAAGTGTTCTGTTGATTTTATTGATCAGTGCACTCTGTTCCTGGAACAGTTTCTTCTTATCCAATCCATCATGCTTCTCTTTTACTTGGTACATAATCTTTTCAGCTAAATTCTTTTCGATTTCTCGGGTTTCGTAAATCGATTTATAAAGTTCCAATTCTTCCTTTAAAACCGAGCTTCCTCCGAAATGCTCTTTTATGATGGAAACGATCTTGTTTTGTTTGTTCTTGTTGTTCTTGACAACAGACTCTGTGAGCTCTCTCACTAGTGCCTCGTAAACAAACGCTGTATTTCTCTTCTTGTTATGCTTCAGTCTCATTCTTGTTCTCCCTTGCTTTTAGGCTTTTGAAAAGAGCGTTTAACTCTTTCTGTTCTTTAAGGATCTTTCTCTCTTCCACTTTATAATTAGTTGCTTCAGATTCATATATACTCGTTCCTTTCGCTAAGCCAGCTAGATCACTGTATCCGGGGTACAATTTACGAGGTGTACCTGTTTCAGGTGAGGCTGCTCGGGACATGTTCTTCTTTCTGGGGCCTGATGATTTCCTCCTATCTCCTCCAGCCTTGGTTGTGCGTGGCTCATACCACCCGTGAGACTTGGCAGTGGTTGTCCTACCTTTATCATCCTCTCTCTTGCCGGGTGGGGCTGCTAAGAGACCTCCCTCTTCAGCTGCGCCGGGGGCGGGTGTGTCTCCAGCTGGCGTTTCTCCTGGGTCTGGCGCTGCGGCGTCGGGACCTGCTCCCAACTCTGGCTCTGTGCCCACTGCGCCGACTCCGCCTGGCTCTCCAATGTCGCCGGGAAGCTCTCCTCCGACGTCGGGGCCCGCATTGAGACCTGCAGTAACTTCTGCCTGTTCAGCTTCGCCGGCAGTCTCCAGTGCTGCTTCGAATCGCTTGTCATAGAACATCTCTCTCCTGTTACGAATAAAATCTTCATCAGACATTCCGAAAAGAGTTTTGGCTAGCCACTGTTTTGAAAAGAAGCCCTCAGTTGCAGAACCAACAATATCAAACTTAGTTTTCCAATACTCTAACTCTTGCATCTCAGCAATCTTAGAAGGATTATTGAGCGTGCATGAGAATGATACTAAGTCTTCGTCCCTATATCCAAGCGTATACAGGTGTATGATTCCAATCTTCTCTATCTCAGACAACACCGATCTTTGGAGCCTCTGTATTGTTCTCGCGAAGCGGACGTCCTTCTGTGCCAAAGTAGTCTTATCTTCCATTGCGCCATCTTTGTCAGACGAAATGTAAGCGGTTGGTACCTTGAGTGCAGAGAATAGCTTGTCTCTAAGATATTTGACATCTTCTATGTCGCCTGTGTATTTACCTCCAGAGACAGATTCAATCTTTGTGGAACTGTTTCCCCTGACGGGTATGAAGTAGTCTTCTTCGACCGAAAGAGGATTGTATCTTAGGTCTACGCGGCCGGTAGAAGAATCCACAACTTGGTTTCTTTTCATTGTGGTCATAACTTTCTGCATGTATTGCTCCACATCCTGCGGGGGTATATTACCTACATCGACATAAAAAGCTCTTCTCTCCGGTGATCTTACAATTCTATAGGCCATCATAGCGTCCTCAAGTAATGTCAGTTGCCGCCAGATTCTCCTAGCAGGCTCAAGGACAGATGTACCATAAGGGTTATATTTGTCCTGGCCCAGGATGCGAAAGTGACCAACTTGCCAGTTCTCTAGAGTTATTCCCGCGGAGTTCCATTGATATTGTACGTAGTTTGGGTTCCCTTGGTCTTCACCCTCTAGTCTTTCGACCTCCCTTGTTGGCAATCCGATGACGGATGTTACGCCCAATCGGTCGTCGATGTCCAAGTATAAGAAGTAGTCACCGTACTTGCACATTGTTCTACACCAAGAAAACATGTTGTGCTCAACATTTAAAACGTTAGTATATAAAGATTCTAGGATGGCTTTTATCTCTTGGTTGTCACAATCAACTGACATCATCGGTGTTAAAGCTGAGTATGTAGTCATCTCGTCCGCATAGATGTCCAGAGCGGATGCGATCTCGGGCGTGTATTCCATCTGATCAAAGTCTACGTAACGTTCCGTTCTTTGCTGCGACGTCATGTACTGCGCCTGGAGATTGTCGTACGGATTGTAGGCCGTTTTCTTGAAATCTCTACCAGAAGCAGATGTGAATTTATTTGCATACTTATCTAGATCGATGCGCCTAAGTCTGTGACTGTTCTGTGTGCGATACTGTGTCAAGGGCCCTGACAATAATTTAGTCAGGCGCCTGAATAGAACGCTTTGTGGGTTTCTTGTGTTATTTTTACTTTTTTTTGCCATTGTTTTTATCCTTTAAACAGCCAAGGGAATTCCGAAAAAGCCTGTTGTTGTTTGTTGAAGTCTTCTTTCATTTTTAAATTTTTAGTACCAATCATTCCTGTTATCCTAGTGTCCAATTCGTTCGTCGATTTGGTTATAGATCCTATAAACGCCTTTGCATACTCTCGATCTTTTTGATTCGCTGACAGTGCAGTGTCTCTTACCCAGCAGCCCATTGCGCATGCCATAATAAGGTCATCATTGTAAGATCTCATTGCTTCGGCACGACCATTATTCCAGATAAAGGTTCTCATCTCTGACAATAAACGTGCTGAATTTATCTTAATTAGGTTATTTCTGATGAATTCTTCCAGTTTCGCTACGATTAAGGGCCTTGTTTTTGAAGTTGTTGAGAATCCTGGAATTGCATTAGACATTTGATCTGCCTGGTATTCTTCCACAAACTCATGAGTTGATTTAATTGAGTGATACAAATTAGGATACCTCATTTCTTTGAGTTTGTCAAGCACTGCGAAGCCAACTGAGTTGTTCTCTACCACAAGCAATCCATTGCCATACTCTTGCCCGATGTCGAAAAGTACTCGGGAAAAGATGTCCGGGGTGACTTTGCCTTGATACTCCGCTACAATCTCCATAGTGTCCATGTTGAAGACGTGACATGTTGAATAGTCTTTACCATCACCGCGGGCAACGTCAGCTGCGAGAAAATAAGTGCTTGAGTTGTCTTTCTCTTCCCAGATCCATAAATTTCTATCAAAGCCTGTGCGATGTTTCGGGTCTCTCGTATTTGAAGAACATCTCTCAAGATCGTCGGATGAAAACACGGTCTCACCTGACATGTTAAAGTTACACTCAAGCTCTTGGGCTATTTCTCGAC